GACATAGCCCTCGCTGCCGATGCCGGCAAATGGGCTGAGCACCAGATCGCTTGGGTTGCTCCATAGCTGTAGTCCGCGGCGGATCACCTCAAGTTGCAGCGGGCAGATGTGCCGCTCGTCCTCATTGGCACGCGCGCTGCGGTACTGCAGTGTGTCAGATGGGTTGATGTCCATCCACACCGGGCTGGCGTACCGCTGCCAGATGTTGATGCTGTCCTTGATGGCGTCGCCGGTCTTGGCTGGTGGGTTCTCACCAGCAAACTCAGTGAACGGGCCAGCACATGGCTCGGGGTTGTCGCCCAGCTTGCGCACTGTGACCAAGTAGTCAGGGATGCCTTGGCGGCTCAGAGCTGAGTCCTTGCGGATCTGCTTGTGCAACAGACCGATCGCTTTGGTGCGCTGCATGGCGGTGACGGGATCCTTCCAGATGCAGACCTCTGAGTGGAAGACAAAACCAGCAGATTGGAAGATCCGCAGCATGTCACCGCGAAAGTCCTTGACGCCGATAAAGCCGTCGCGCTCCTTGCTACTAGGCAGGTTCATGCAGTGAAAGCTGATCAACCGGCCTGGCATCAGCACGCGATGCAGCTCCTTGGCCAAGTAGACGAAGTGATCGAAAAACTCCTGATCGTTGCGGCTGTTGCCCATGTCCCGATCGCTGTTGGAATAGGTGTAAAGCGACGCGAATGGTGGACTGAAGATGCTGTAGTGAATGCTGTCTGAGTCGAGCTGCTTAATGCTCTCAACGCAGTCGCCCATGTACAGATCCCAGCTGTCGCCTGACTTGTGCTCAGTGATGTGTGGCGCAACCTGACGCTGGATCTTTTTGAGTTGTTCCATGGTGGTTTGCTTCATGATGGTGACCATTGATTCAGCCATTGCGATGCTGTCCGCTTCCTTGCGGCGAATGTTTTCGATCACGCGACCCTCGGCCACGTCGTAGATGATGTGCGCGTTGACCGGGTGCTGCTGCCCGAATCGCCAGCACCTGCGGATCGCTTGATAGAACGCTTCGTAGCTGTGGGATAGACCAACGAAGGCGACGTTGTGGCAGCTCTGGAAGTTGAGACCGAATCCAAAGATGCTGGGCTTGCTGACCAGCACGCGGATCTTGCCATCTTGAAAGTCGATCGCGGCCTGCTGCTTGTGATCGTCACTGTCGCTGCCTGACACCTCAACTGCACCATCAATGGCAGCAGTCAGCGCCTTTGATTCATCGTTGAGATCACACCAGATGAGCCATTGATCGGCGCTGTCGTTGGTTAGGGCAGCGGCTGCATCGACGCGCATCTGCAGCGATGCCTTGCGGACGTGCCGCTGATCGCTCAGGGTGCGGGCTTCCATGGCGAACAGCGCCATCTGGCCGGCGTCATCGGCCATCGCCTCGCGTGGTGTCTCGACCGTGCAGTCATTGATCTGCAGGTCAGGCAGGATGAAACTGCCGTCGTCGTAGCCCAGATCTGATGGCTTGCGGATGGTGACGGCCCAGCTGCAGACCCACTCCCAGAACTTGGACTGTGCGTGACCCTTGAGCCTCCACTTGCTGGTGTCGCCGCCGTCATGGACGAAGAACATGGCCAGCATCTCGGTTCTGGTCATCACGCCAATGAATTCGGCATGGTTGCCCAGCTCCATGTGATCGTTGGGTGCTGGCGTGGCTGAGCAGGCCAGACGGAATGGCGTCTGCGCAAATGACTCGATGATCTGGTTGCGGATCTTGCCGGTGTACGCCTTGAGGATGCTGCTCTCGTCAAGCACCACACCAGCGAAGGCAGCCGGTTCAAAGTGGCTGAGCTTTTCGTAGTTGGTGATCGTGATGCCGGGCTTGACCTCGGCTTGCGTTGCAGCAAACGCGCATGGGATGCCGAACTTGCTGCCTTCGCGGACGGTTTGGTGTGCGACGGCCAGAGGGGCCAGCACGAGCACATTGCCGCCTGTGTGCTGATACACCTGATGCGCCCATTCCAGCTGCATGGCGGTTTTGCCCATGCCGCAGTCGGCCCAGATGCAGAACTTGCCAACGCGGCAGGCCATGGTCACGATGTCCCTCTGAAACGGGAACAGCGGCGCGGTGAACTGCTGCGGGTCAAAGCCAGCAGCAGGGCAGGCGGTGGACTTTGAGGCTAGGAAGTCTTTGTAGGTCATAGCTGCCATGTGGCCTTGCAAGCGTAGCAGCCCCGGCTACAGTGTGCAGGCACCCAGCCGATGCAGATGCGATTAGCCCATCCAACACCAGTGCGCCTAAGCCAAGACCAGTTGCAATGGCTGGATGTCTGGCGCGGTGACCGCATGTCCCGTGGCACAGCCATCAGGTTGTTGCTGCAGCAGTCCATGGAGCTGCATGGCCGTGGTCTCCTGCCCGCTACAGGACGCCGTGAGTCATGAGCAGTGACCTCTTAGCGCAGCTCATGAAGCTGCCACGCGACTGGTCTTATGTGCCGGTTGATGGCGAAAAACGGCCATATATCAAAGATTGGCAGGATGGCCACATCACTCGCGCCCAGCTTGGTAATGAGCTGAAGTCCGGTCGCGCCAAGGCGATCGGCGTTTGCTGCGGCACTCTTAGTGGTGGCCTTTTGTTTGTTGACCATGATGGCAAGTCTGCGTCTGGTTTGTTTGACGACTGGGGTATCCCGGTCAGCTCATTGCCGCCGTCATGGACCGTAACCAGTGGCCGCGACGGCCGGTTTCAGATCATCTACCAAGTGCCGCAGCAGTACTGGGCAGACATCCGCACTCGCAAATACAAGACCGGCGTTGTTGACAGCGAAGGCAAGCCAGAGCAGATCGAGCTGCGTTGGGACGGCTGTCAGTCCGTTATTGCCGGTGCACACCCGTTGACCTCTGGCTATAGCTGGGTGCCTGGCCGGTCACCGGCAGACCTAGACATTGCCGAGGCACCGGCGGACTTGTTAGCGCGCATGCTACGGCAGCCTGCGCAGGCGCCATTGCCGTTGGTCGGTGCTGGCGGCAGTGACGACACAGCACGGGCGCGGTCATACCTTGAAGCGCTGCAGCCCAACCGCGCTGATGACTATGACCAGTGGCTGGAAGTCGGCATGGCGCTGCACAGCGTTGATGATGCCCTGCTAGCGGATTGGATCAACTGGTCAGCGCAGTCATCCAAGTTCAAGCCTGGCGATTGCGAACACAAGTGGCGCGGCTTTAAGTCCGGCGGTGGCATCACCCTTGGCACGCTTGGGCAGCTAGCCAAGCAAGACGGCTGGCGTGGGCGGCAGCAGCCGGAGCCAGTGCGCCGCGAGCGGCCTGTCAGCAAACAGCCGCCGTCAGCGGTGAACCCGCAACTGCAGCCGATGAATGCTGCAGAGCTGCTCAACCTGCTGAGGCACGGCGATAGCAGCTACCGCTACAACACGTTTACTCAGCGCATTGAGGTGGACGGTGCACCAATCGAAGGTGCCGAGCGGTTTTACCTCACCCTGGCTGAGATGGGTTACAAGGTCTCCAAAGAGGTGGCTCTTGACTGCATTGTGCAGGTGGCTAATGAGTCGCCCTATGACCCGGTTGTCGAGTACCTCGACCGCGTTGCTGCCACGGTTGCACCCGCCTACATCGAAGCGCTGTCCACCGCCTACCTGCGACCCGGTGACAAACCTGGCACCATCTACGACGAGATGCTTAAGCGCACCCTGATCGGTGCTGTTGCCCGCGCCAATCACCCTGGCTGCAAGCACGACACAGCATGCGTGATCATGGGCGACCAAGGCGCCTACAAGTCATCATTCTGGGCATGCCTCGGCCATGACTTCTTCAGCGATGCACTCGGTGACATCAGCTCAAAAGATGACCTGATGGTATTACACAGGTCATGGATCATGGAGTGGGCAGAGCTTGATCACGTCACCAATCGCAAGCACGCAGGTCAAGTCAAAGCGTTCCTATCGCAGGCGGTTGATATGTTCCGTGTGCCCTACGGCAAGGCCACTGAAGCTTTCCCACGGCGTGGCATTATTGTCGGCACAACCAATCGAACCACCGGCTTTTTGGTCGATGAAACTGGTAACCGCCGGTTCTGGGTTATCCCTACAACTAAAACCCAAGCAGACCAAATTGACACTGCTGCGTTATTGCTTGAACGCGATGCAATCTGGTCCGCTGCCGTTGCTGCATACCGGAACGGTGAAACCAGCAGACTGCCTGCCGAGTATGAGCAACAGTTAAGCAGCGAGAATGAATCCTATGTTGTTGATAACCCTTGGCAGGCTGAAATTGAGGACTGGTTGCGTAGGCATGGCGAGATTGATCTAACCACTGAGAAGTTGCTTACCGAGGCCATCAAGAAGCCTGTAGAACGGCAGACCAAGGCGGACCAGATGCAGGTTGCGGACGTGCTCAAGCGGCTCGGGTACAAGCGGTACCGCAGCGGCAAAGGGTCAAGCAGGGCATACGTATACCGGAAGTAGTACCCCACCTAGGTGGGACGGGTACCCTACCTCGGAATCGCCCAGATGCGCTGCGCCGCAAGCGATGTCGGGCAGGTGCCCCACCTGGACCACGTCCCACCTCGGTTTCAAACTTCCCTACGTTCCCCTACGCGTCTCTCTATTCCTTTATTTGTTTTGATATAGGTGGGGTTAGGTAGGGTACGTGGGGAACAGCCGCTCTGTGACTGGTTTTTGGCGGTACCCCACCACGTCCCACCTTGCTGGTAGGTGGGGAACTGCCTTATGGTGCCTGGCATGAAAGAATTCAAAGTCCGGTTTGAGCCTGCGGACCTCGCAGTGCTGGACCAGCAGGCCGCAGCGGCAGGCATCACCCGCTCTGAGCTGGTGCGCTCACGGGCACTTGTTTCAAATTGTCAACACGGCCTTACCGTTGCTGGTTACCACCGGCTAGTGTCCGATGCGCTAGCCAATGTGCGCGGGGACATCCCACAACGCATAGTTGAGCAGCTTGTCGCTTATGTCATTACATGGATATCATCAACATCTCAGCCAAACAGCAACCCGTGATCAACCGGCTTCATGACGCCATGGAGCACGCGCTTGCGTATGCCGCTGCCATCCGCGACAATGCTCAAGACGATCAGCAGCCCATCCCTGCTGAACTGGTCAGCTCGTTTGAAGCCGATTACAACCGCCTGGTTTCAATCCTCACCGAAGCCGCCACATGAAACTCATCACCACGCAGGCTGATCTCAGCCATGCGCTGCGCACCATCGCCCCAGCCATCAGCACCAGCAACAGCCACCCGATCCTGAGCTGCTGCCTGATTGCCGCCGATGGCGCAACGATGACCGTGACCGGCTTCAACCTCGACCTGGGCATCACGGTCACCGTTCCCGCAGCCGTAGACACATCTGGCACCGTGGCGTTGCCGTACCGGCTTCTGGCAGGTCTCGTGAGCCGCATGGACGACGGCGAGCCTGTGACGCTGTCAGACGGCGCTGTGACGGCTTCCAGCGGCTCCTATGGCCTTGCTGTGCAGGATGCGGCGGATTACCCGGCATTGCCCGCTGTGGAGGCTCCTAGCGCCGAGCTGGACCTGACCGCTGGCGTGCGTGCCTGCATGGCAGCCGTCAGCACCGATGCCAGCAAGCAGATTCTCCAAGGCATCCACATGGCAGCCGGCTACATGGAGGCCACTGACGGCCATCGGCTCATGCGCGTGCCTGTGGCATTGCCCGGTGGCATTGATCTGGTGCTACCAGCAGCGACCATGAAGCTGCTGCAGGATCGGACGGTGACAGTGGCTGCAGCCAAGGGGCAGGCGGTCATCGACGCCGGTGCTGGCATCGTCATGTACAGCCGCATCCTCGATGGCACTTATCCCAACGTGGCAGCGCTGATCCCCACCAGCTTCGAGCACGCCATGACCATGGACCGGCACCGGTTCACCCGATGCCTAGAACGCGTCGCGTTGATCGCTGAGGCTCACAACAATGCCGTCAAACTCACGGCAAAAGGTGGTGCGCTCACAATCACCGCCGAGGCCGATGCCAACAACGGCAAAGAGCTGATCACCTTCGAGGGCACTGCCATTGGCTCGTGGGCGTTCAACGTGCACTACCTGCTCGATGGACTGAAGGCCATGCGGCAAGCAGAGACTGTTACAATGTCGGCCAATAGTGCAACAACGCCAGTCGTGCTGAGGCCGACTAGCATGACAGAGCAGACGTATCTCATCATGCCAATTCAAATCCGGGAGTAATACAATGGCGCGCAAAAGCACCAAAGACGAGATCCAAAACCGGGTCAATGAAGTTTATGGTTTGCTTTTGCGCGCCTGGAATCATCATCAGATCGTTCAGTACGGTTCCGAAAAGTGGGGGGTAAGTGATAGACAAGTGCGCGATTATTTGGCCGCAGCGCGTAAGCTGTTGGCGCTTGACGCTGAGTTAGCTCGTCCCCAGTGGCTTGAAGGCGCATTAGCGCGAGCGCTGGAGTACGAACGCCGGGCATCTGAAAAGGATCAGCTCAACACTGCGTTGATCGCGCTTGAGAAGCAGGCTCGGCTCTTGCAGTTTGAGATGTCATGAGCCTGTTGGCAGGCATTTGCGAGGATGTGCCGCTGTTGTCGTTCCTGCAGCAGCAGACGCCTGAGGACACCGCAGACCTGATCACCCGCATCCGCAGTGACCTGCACCCTGGGCAGCTTGCGTTTGTTGATGACACCGCAACGCAGATCATCGGCATCAGCGCGGGCTATGGCGCGGGCAAGACACGAGCGCTATGCGCTAAAGCGGTAATGCTGGCCGCGGCCAATCAGGGCTTCATCGGCGCGGTGATGGAGCCCACTGGTCCGCTTATCCGGGACATCTGGCAGACGGACTTCGACGACTTCCTTGATGCCTATGGCATCCCGTACACGTTCAGGGCTAGCCCGCTGCCGGAGTACATGTTGCACCTGCCAGGCGGTGACACCAAGATCCTGTGCCGCAGCTTTGAGAACTGGTCGCGCATCATCGGCTTGAACCTTGCTTGGGTGCTCGCTGACGAGATCGACACCGTAACGCCCAGCATTGCTAATAAGGCATTCCCCAAGATCCTTGGTCGCTTGCGTTCAGGCAACGTCCGGCAGTTTGGTGCTGCATCCACGCCGGAAGGGTTCCGGTGGATGTGGAACACTTTTGGCAGTGATGAGGCAAAGCAGCGTGATGACCGGCATCTCATCAAAATGCGCACGGCGGACAACCCGCACCTGCCGCCGGACTTCATCGAGCGGCTTGAGGCCAACTATGACCCCAGCCTGCTGCGCGCATACCTCGACGGTGAGTTCGTCAACCTGACAACTGGACAGGTGTATGACCGCTTCGCCCGGGCGAAGCATGTCACAACCACAGTGCCAGACATCACCCGCGAGCCGATCCGCGTTGGTATTGACTTCAACGTTGGCAACATGTCTGCGGTGATCGCTGTGCGGCTGAACAACGGCCTGCTGGTGATTAACGAGATCGCCGGTGCGCATGACACCGATGCACTGGCGCAAGAGATCCGCCGCCGGCACCCGCAGCAGCAGATCTACGTCTATCCCGATGCCAGCGGTGGCAGCCGCAGCACCAACGCGAGTCAGACCGACATCCAGATCCTTGAGTCCTACGGCATGTCGAACCAGTCACCACGCAGCAATCCACCAGTGCGTGACCGGGTAGCAGCCGTGCAGGCACTGTTGGAGAACGGCAAAGGGCAGGTGCGGCTGCAGGTGGCGCAAGGCTGCCGCCGCGTGATCGAGTGCCTAGAGCTGCAGTGCTACACCGATAAGGGCGAACCGGATAAGGACGCCGGCTTTGACCACATGAATGATGCACTCGGCTACCTGGTGTGGCGTGAGTTCAACCCATTGCACGCCGGCGCTGGGCGCGGCACGGGCGTAAGGCTCTACTAGGGTTGACCACGGCGGCAATGGGTGGTATCTTGGGTGTGTCCACCGGATTCCAACCATGATCAACCGCATTAACAATGCCATCTGCCTGCTGATGGTTACCGCCGTCTTTGCCATGATCGGCATTGAGGCCGGCAACCACACAGCACCAACTCACAGCGGCACTCAAGCCGTAAGCTATAGGCACCGATAGCATCTACGCGCTGTGTATAGCGGTTACAACTTTTACGACCGTCCGCTTGCGCAGCGCACCGTATCTAGGGTCAATGACCCCAACACCAGCTGGTATGCGCAAGAGCCGCATTGGATCCTGATTGAGGACCTGCTTGGCGGCACCTATGGGATGCGCAAAAAGCATCGCCGTTACCTGCCGCAAGAGCCACGCGAGCTGGACGAGTCCTATGACAACCGCCTAGCCCGTAGCGTCTGTCCGCCGTATTACATCCGCCTTGAGCGCATGCTGGCTGGCATGCTGACCCGCAAGCCCATCCGGCTGGATGACACCGCTGACATCATCCGCGAGCAACTGTTTGATGTAGACCTACAAGGTAATGACCTCAATGTCTGGACCTATGAAGCCGCTCGGAAGATGGTCCGTTATGGCCACATTGGTACATTGGTGGATGCACCAGCTAATGGGGGTCGTCCCTATTGGGTGACCTACACGCCCCGGCAGATCCTTGGCTGGCGCACCGAAACGCAAGAAGGCAAGCAAGTGCTAACCCAGTTGCGGCTGGCCGAGGTGGTCACGGTGCCCGACGGCGAGTTTGGCGAGAAATCCGTCGAGCAGGTGCGAGTCCTGACGCCTGGCGAATATCGCATCCACCGCAAAGCTGATAGTGGCGAGTTCACCGTCGTTGATGAAGGCCGTACCAGCTTGAGTGATATTCCATTCAGCATTGCCTACGCACAGCGGCATGGCTTCATGGAATCAAGGCCGCCGCTTGAGGACATCGCCGAGCTGAACCTGAAGACCTACCAAGTGCAGTCGGACCTCGACAACCAACTGCACATCTCGGCGGTGCCAATGCTGGCGTTCTACGGGTTCCCATCAAGCGCCGAGGAGGTATCAGCAGGACCGGGCGAGGCGATCGCGTTCCCGGCTGAAGGACGCGCTGAATACATCGAGCCGGCAGGCAAGAGCTTCGAGTCGCAGTTCCGCAGGCTTGAGCAGCTTGCGATGCAGATCAACGAGTTGGGCCTGTCAGCAGTGCTAGGTCAGAAGCTGAGCGCCGAGACCGCTGAGGCAAAGCGCATCGACCGCAGCCAAGGCGACAGCACCATGATGGTGATCGCGCAGAACATGCAAGACATGATCGACAACTGCCTGCAGTGGCACGCCACCTACCTAGGCAATGCCGCAGCCGCAGGCAGCAGCTACGTCAACCGCGACTTTCTCGGCGCACGCCTTGAGCCCGCAGACATCAACAGCCTCCGGGATCTGTATGTGGCAGGCGTCATCAGCCAAGAGACCTTGCTGCGTGAGTTGGCCGAAGGCGACGTGCTAGGCGATAACTTTGATGTGGATGAAGAGCTGGAGTCGACCTCTAATGCGGGACTTGATCTACCGTCTGCTGGACCGGCTGACAGACTGGCTAGTGGACCTGATGATATGGATGGAGCCGAAGAAGCCCAGTAAGCAGGAACTTGACTACACCGTTTGCGACCTGCCTGATGAGGTGCTAGCTGTCATCCGGCTGACATGGTACAAAAACGGCAAAGCCGATGAAGTAGACGAGCTGCGCATCATGGAAGACGGCCAGAATGGTTACGACGCCTTCGCTGCAGCAGTGCAAGGCGCATTAACTCGTGGCGCGAATGTAAGCATCAGGTCTGGATACGCGCCGCAGCAATTGGGTATCATGTAAAAAAAGAGTTATTACCATGGCTGTTCGCAATCAAACCCGTGACTCTCGTGGTCGTTTTGCCGGTGGTGGTACTGGTGGAATAATTAGTCGTCCAAAACCACCAAAACCTCAGCCAAAAGGCGGCAGCATGACGCGTGCATTGCGTCGCGGTCAGCGTGATTTATACAAGGCTGAGCAAATGCGCGTGCAATCATTGGGAGGCAATGTTGCAGGTATGCGCATTATTCGTCGTAACATTAAAAAAGGAGCCAATGAAAAAACTGCGGCATCTAGTAAACAAAGCCAAGGATCCGGCAAGGTATCGGACGCATTGCGGGGCACCTTGCGTCAGCTTGCTCAATCTGATGCAAGGTACTTTCGTGAACTTAACAACATTGTTGGTCAGCCAGCAAGTGCAGCACGTCGTGTCGCGGGTACTCGCAAGCCATCGCAAAAGCGTCTTAAAGGCGCATGAGTACGCCAGAAGCGCTATACCGCAACGCCATTGACCTGAATAGGTTCAGCAATAGCGTTGCGCGGCGCATCATCAATGCCTACAACGACATCATTATTGATGCAGTCAATCAACTGCGGACAATTGATGAGCTAGCCGCGCCGGTCAAAGCTGCCAGGCTGCGGGCGATCTTGGCGCAATTGAAAGACAGCCTCGGCACATGGGCAGGTGATGCAACGGAGATCACAGCAGCTGAGCTGCAGGGCATCGCGCAGTTGCAATCTGAGTTTGTGGCCGATCAGCTACGGCGTGCATTGCCTGCTGGCGCTCGTGATGCAGTGCGCACCGTTGAAATCAGTCCGCAGTTTGCGCAGTCGGTGGTCACGACCGATCCAACGCAGATCAACGTGGTCGCGCTGTCGGATGATCTGTTTGCGGCAGTGCAAGGCGCACCGGCTACGTTCAACCTGACCGCTGCGCAGGGCGCCACCATCACGTTGCCCAATGGTGAAGTGGTCAGCAAAGCGTTTCGCGGCATTGCCGTGGATCAGGCGGAGCGGTTCTCGCAGGTGGTACGGCAAGGGTTGCTGACCGGCGAGCCGACACCTGCCATTGCTAAGCGCCTGATCGGCAGCCTGCAGTTTGGCGAGGAGGCCAAAACCGTTAAGCAACTCATCGCTGCAGGCGGGCAGGCAACAGCAGTGGCGGACAACCAGGTCATCGCCCTCGTTCGCACCAGCATCAACCAGGTGGCCAATACCGCCAGCCAGCAGGTGTACGAGGCGAATCAGGACATTACGCCGCGTTACAGGTACGTCGCCACGCTCGACATCCGCACCAGCGCGATCTGCCGGGCGCTTGATGGCCGTGAGTTTGAATACGGCAAAGGACCAACGCCGCCGCAGCATTTCAACTGTCGCAGCACGACCGTGCCGGTGATTGACTACCAAGCGCTTGGGTTCACGCCACCACCAGCAGGCACCCGCGCCAGTGCCGATGGGCAGGTGCCGGTTAACGAGTCCTACGGCCAGTGGCTTGCCAAGCAGCCGCTGCCGGTCAAGGCAAAGGCACTCGGTGCCAACAAAGTTGCCTATTTTGACAAGCTGTCGGCCAAGTACGGACCTAAGGACGCTATTGCCAAGCTGGTCCGTGACGATGGGTCAGAGCTAACCTTGGATCAGTTGCGGGCTCGATACGGTGCCGTTAAAGAAAGGTAGCTCCCAGAAAACCATCTCGGCCAATATCAAGGCTGAAATGAAGTCCGGCAAACCGCAAAAGCAGGCCATCGCCATTGCCCTGTCCAAAGCTGGCAAATCTCGCAAACCCAAAGGTAAAAAGTAATGGCTAAGAAACCTGGACTTTACGCCAACATCCACGCCAAGCGCGAGCGGATTGAGGCTGGCAGCAAAGAGCGAATGGCACGCAAGGGTGAAAAAGGTCGCCCCAGTGCTGCTGCATTTAAGGCTGCAGCCAAGACCGCTAAGAAACCCAAGTAATGATCACCTACCGCGGCGAGCAGTTTGAGGGTTACAACAAACCCAAACGTACGCCAAACCATCCGACCAAATCGCATGCGGTGCTAGCCAAAGAAGGCGAGACCGTCAAGCTGATCCGGTTCGGGCAGCAAGGCGTCAGCGGCAGCCCACCGCGCAAAGGCGAGTCAGCAGCAGCCAAAGCTAGGCGGGCATCCTTTAAGGCAAGGCACGCAGGCGACATCGCTAAAGGCAAGCTCAGTGCTGCATTCTGGGCGGATAAGACGAAGTGGAGCTAGCCTCCTCCCGGTGAATCCAGTCCTTTAGTTCAGCGACATACCACCGCAGGTCTTGTGCTTTGGTTGCGTGCCAGCCGTTGCCGGTGCTGCGGTACAGGTGCTCATGGCGATCTACTGCATCAAGGCACTGCTTGATTAGCGGATTCCATGGTTCACGGGTTGGTGTGTCCCATTCACGCTTTGACACGATCACCACGCGCCGTTACGATGGCAGCGTAATTAAGCCTGCGGCTTATCCATGTCTGATGAAACACAAACCCAGGAGCCTGCGGCTACCGGGGGTGACAATACCGACGCACTGCAACGCAGTGTCGAGGCACTTGAGCGCAAAAACAAAGAACTGATTGCTGAATTGCGTGCTGCTAAAAAAGCACCAGCACTACCTGATGGGGTAGATGTCAATGAGCTATTGGAGTTCAAGCGCAACTACGAGCAGCAGCAGCTTGAGTCTCAAGGCAAATACCAAGAGGCAAGACAAGCTCTGGAGCAGCAGTTCCGTGAGGCGACGGCGGAAAAGGACCAGCGCATCGCAACCCTTGAAGCGCGAGTCCGCGAACTGGAGCTGGTCACACCAGCAGTAACGGCGCTGGCGGACATCGTCCACGATCCAGACCTGGTGCTGAAAACCAAGCTGAGCGCTGATCAGATCGAACGTGATGCCGATGGCACTGTGGTGGTAG